CAGTGTACAAATGATCCGACGTCAGATCCCGGATGTCCTGATTATTATCTTGCAAAGTGCGAAGAAGATCCTTTATTAGATCCGGGATGTCAAGGATACGATACCGCATACTTTAATCAACAGTGTTCGTTAGATCCACAATATGATGTTACATGTTCAGGATACGTTAACTTATCTGGCAACGATGTAGACTTTACAGTTTTAGATCCTCTTATTGACGATGTGTTAAATGTGGAAACAGACATTACAAGCGGTACACCTGAATTTTACGAGATTCCTACAGATAATTTTATGCAAGAAGAATTTGTGGTAGAACAAGACAATGTAATAGAAAGCAACATTGACGAAGAAATTGGTGAACTTGAAATGATGGACGACATCGATTCAGAGATTGCTAAACTCGAATCAGAATCCAGTGGAGAAGGAAGCCCTGTCGACAGAATGACAGGTGGAGCAAAACAGGAGGATGACATTGAGAAGGAACTACAGGCTCTCGAAGAGGATACCGGAGAGGGGAACAAGGAGTCGCTGGCACCGGAAGACATACAAATCGCCAGTGAAGGCGACGAGCTGGGAGGACAGCCTGCTCCGGGAAGATCAAAACCAAAACCAAACCCAGTCGACACAAAAAGAGAAAAGCTAAAACTACTTATTGCTATGAAAGCAATTGAAGCAGTCAAAGAACTTGAAGCTGCAACTACATTGGAACAGTCAATGGAGGTCCAGCGTAGACTCCTTGCTCTGATTTCTTTCGTACCAGATTTTAAAACCTACGCTGAAAAAGAACAAATTAATCAAGTAAACTTTTATCCACCAAAGCCAACTGTAGATCATGCCTTTGCAAGATGGTTTTTAAATGATCCAAACTTTGGTGCTATGGAAGATCTGCAGTACAAATAGGAGAGAGACTATGGCAGAAATAGAATACGGCGGAATCAAAGTTGGTGGTTCAAAACTACTACTTGTACTTCCACTTATTGGTACACTCGGTGGTGGCTTATGGGCTGGTTTCGAGTTTTATAAAGATTACATGAATATGAAAGAGATCATTGCAAACATTGATACAGATGCAATTGCAGCACGTAATGCTGTTCTTGAAACTAAACTCGATGAAGCACTTGAATATTCACGTGATATTAAAAATGGTTTGAGAGAAGATATAGTACGTATCGAACGTATTGTTGATAAGGTTGAAGATGATATTAACAATGTCGAAGATGATGTACGTGTAACTATTGACGACGCCGAAGAAAGGTTCGAGGTGAAACGTCAAGATTTGCTAAATCAGTACGTTGCTCAAAAAGATCTACTCATTCGTGAGAACACAGCAACTCGCGATATCTTAGAAACTAAGATTGAAAACCTTGAAGCTGATATGGAAAAACAATTACAAAGAGCACTTGATAATCCTCTCGCGAACAGATAGTCATATAAATACTATTGTTGAATAACGAGAGAGGGTACTATGCCAGTAGCAGAAGTGTTAGCTGGGATAGCGCTTGTCAAGTCTAGTGTTGATTTTATAAAATCCAATATTGAGACGGCAAAAGACATTGGCGAAATCGGTTCACATATCGATGCGCTATTCCGAGGAAAAGATGAAGCACAAGCAGCCGCTAATAAGAAAAGCGGTGTTGGTGTTATGGATCAATTCAATGTTAAAAATATTGCGCAAGAAACAATTGACGCAAAGGTAGCTGCTGAGAAATTACAAGAAGTAGCATCCTTGATTGATATGCGATTTGGGCCAGGGACATGGGCAGGTATCGTTGCGGAAAGAGCAAAGAGAATACAAGAAGCAAAAGAAGCTGAAAAGCAAGCAAGAATAGCTGCAAAGAAAAAGAGAGATGCTCTTATGTCAGATTTAAAAACTGGTGCCCTGGTTGTAGGTGTTATAGCTGTTGGTGCTGGACTTATCGTTGCAGCGATGTTATACGTATAGGATAGAATTATGGCAAAATTATTTAGAACAGTTTCAGCTCACGAACCAGTTAAGCATGGTACATCGATTGGTCGTAAGCCAATCTTTTCAACTATGAATAAAAACAAAAGAAGAAGCTTTAAAAAATATAGAGGCCAAGGAAGATAATGTATATTGCTTTAGTCATGGCATGTTTGGCATATGATCCAAGCTATTGTAAAATTCTTGAAGATCAGTTAGGTCCATACAAAACATATGAAAAGTGCGAAGAGCGTGCATTAGCTATGGGAAGAATGGTGTATAAACATATGCCGGGATATAAAGCCGTACGCTGGAAATGTAGACCAGCGGCGCAAGGTCAGTTGAGCTCTCAGTGGTAGGGAGACCAACACTTCGTAGATATTACCTATACAATGAGAAGGGACAACTTATTCTTGTGACAACATGGAAACAGTTGTACCTTCAACAGAAAGCTATTCAAGAGGCCTTTCTTGCTCGCGATCGTGCATCGCTAGCGCAATAATTCCATAGTGAATTACTTTTTTCAAATCATCTCGATTGAAGCCATCTTTCTTGCCATATCTTTGACAATACTTAATTACATTGCCAAGAGCAAAACCCATGCCATGGCCCATGTCTTCAATGATTTCAGTTGATTGATAATTTGATTGAGAATAGTGAGCATTATAAGTTTGATCGATATAAACTTGCATTTCATCTAGAAGTTCATCTTCATTGAATGCATAATCAATAACTTCTTTATCTTCGTCAAAATAATCACTTGTTAGTAAATTTTTCATATTCATCTAATTCCCTTCTAATTACGTCATAGTGTTGAATTGCTGCACGATGTACAGTATTATCTTTATTGGCTATTTCCCAAGCTTTTGCAACAAACTCGTTACGAGGAATATTGTAAAACTCAACTGCGATTTCTTCGCCTCTATTTATTTTTCCTAACATTATGCAACCTCCTCAAAACCGATTGGCATACACTTGAACTTTTTGTATTCTTTATCGTTGAACCAAACAGTAAAGGTGTCACCGACCATTGAGCTTCTTAAACCCATGCCACTATTTTTGTAATGTAAAACAGTAACATTATCGTTGGCGTCACTACCGATCTTATTAGACCATGAGCCGTCTGTATTTTGAGTATATCTGAAAGCATAATTTAATGCTTCGTTAAGATTACTCGTTTGAGTGTCAACTTCGGCTGCATTGTAAGGTACGCCAAAATCATCATTATATGTAACAACTATTTTTATCATAATATATCTCCTCAGTTAAATAGTTAATTAAACGTAGTCTGACCAATATTCATTCCAGCAGTTTACAACAACATCTTTTGCGATGTCGATTTCATATGCTGTAAGGTCATAACCGATAAGACTCAGAACTTTGTTTTGAGCTTCTTGGTAACAGTCAGAGTTAGTAATAATATTTTCTAAGTCTGTACCGAATACTTTTTCTTCGATATCGATTAATAAGTTTTTAATTTTTCCCATTTTGTTTCCTTTCTTTTTCCATTTTATAGATATATTATACCATGAAAAAATACGAATGTAAACAAAAAAATGAGCAAAAATGAAAAAAAGTGATGAATATGTTAACTAGTTCGCTGCTGATACGAAAATAAGATTCCATCCATGATTTTGAATGGCATTTAGGATAATAGCAAAACAAGTAACAACATGAAGTAATACCCACAACGTTCTGATTATGTTGTGAATATGATCGTCTTTTTCTTCATTATCGTAGGCATGACTACCCATTGCCTTACACCAAAAGTGCCAAAGTTTTATCATACGACAAATTCGCTAATCATTGGAAAGATAGGTTCAATCGCTTTAGCACAAGCAATGGCAATATCTCTATGTTCTTTTTGAGTTTCTGGTCCAGATCTTAATTCAACATAATGGATCCAAGAACGAAGTGTTCCATTCATATACAAACGAGATTCAGTTACACCTTCTGGTAATAAAGCTCTTGCTTGTTCTTTTGCAATACCAAGTTTAATTGCTGCATCATATTCTTTCTTTGACATATGATACATACGCATTTGAGATTGCCGCCACTCAAGTTGTAATTTATCATCATCAACTTCAATAGAGTTCTGACGATTCTTATGATCTTGAAGACGTGCTTTACGTAAGCCATCAATATTTAATCCCATGTCAACTGTTGGATCTGCGTATCTTTGGCTAAATTCTTGGAATGAGAAAGATCTATGTCTTAAGATTTGTCTTGCAATATCTCGATGTGTTTCGATTTCTAGGCAAGCAGATACCATTTCGAAAGGCGACCAGTGTTTGTGTTTGATGAGATATCGTAATAGTTTCTCGGACGTTTCGGTGTTATTTTGGTTCGATGGGTTGGAGACACGGGCGCAATACGCGATGAGTTCTTGGAGGTTTTCTCCAACGTATAGTCCGTCCTTGGGTGTGTGTGAATATGAGATAAGCCTAGCATTATTCATTTCCTTCTTCCTTTTCTCTTCTTCTTTTTCTTCTTGTCGCATTTTCCATAGCATCCAATCATAATATCTTTCTGGTTCTTTATCTTGTTCAGCAATAACAACTGCATCCCAAGTTTTAAATTGTTTTTGCCATTTTTCTTTAACGTCTTTTTCTGGCATTGAAATAAATCTACCAGTGCCTGTCATATCTTGAGTTTCTTTATTGGTCATAGCTTAAAATCTCCAAACTTTTCTTGAGACATTCTTTCACCACTACTTGACTTATCAAAAACTGGTGTGTCGTCTGTCAATGTTTGTTCTGACTCTTCGACATCAGACAAACGCATTTTAGCACGATCAACGCCAATCACAAATCTTTTGTAAAGTGTTGGATCATTATATCTATTCTTTAATTGTTTGACCATCATCTGCCCTTGCTTTTCAAGTTCTTCAGTTGAAATCAATGCAAACATTAGATCCGCGGTAGCGGGTAATCCAAAAGACTCGGACGTATCTTCAAGCCCAACATCCGAGTTAGTATAACCCGAACGAGTCGTTTGCGTTGCAGAGAAGATCGGTAAGTCGAACTCGACCGCAAGACCACGTAACTCTTCAGCAATTGCTTTAATGTAAGTGTATGAATTGATTGCTCCTCCCATTGATTTCATTCGAGACGAAGCGCAGATATTTAAATAATCAACGAAGATAATATCTGGTTCGAATTCTTTTTTGAGTTTGAGTTCGTTAATCAATGCACGAAAATGTCCAGTGTGTGCTGAACCAGTCGGATATTCTTTAACAATTAATCTACCAGTTGTTTTACGTGCAAGGTTATTTATCTTTTCAGTGAACATATCTTTTGACATACTATTGAGTTGATCAATAGGCACATTTAATAAGTTAGCATCGATACGTTCAGCGATACGTTCTTCAGCCATTTCCATAGTAATGTATAAAACATTACGACCTTCTACGAGAGAGCTCGCAGCAACATGACACATATATAAAGATTTACCGACACCAGTACCAGCAAGAGCAATATTAAGAGTCTTATTCGGGACACCTCCTTTTGTAATCCTGTTAAAATATTCGAGATCAAAAGG